GTGACTGAGCTTGATGAGTCCACGATGCCAATCATCTCCATCAACCCGAGCGAGGGAAGTAGAGGAGCTCAGGTATGGTTATGAGAACACCAGAGCCGAGCTTCAGAGGCACACGAGCAGGACCGGGAGCGAGGCAGGCTGAGGCACGCTCCAAGGCGATGGCTGGACAGATTAAAGCGGTGCTTGACCGCTACCTCAAAGAGCTCGTTGATGAAGAGGTGAGGCTCGTGCGTGCGGTGGTCAAGAAGACCATCGAGAGCGCAGAGCAGCGAGCAATCAACGCGCTCGTCGCAATCCTTCAGACTGGCGGCTTGAGAGAAGTGCAAGACGCTGGCAACCGCTCAATGGGTGCGGGTCAGAAGTTCATTATCCCGCCGACCTTCCAAGAGCAATTCATGCAAGACAAAAAGGTGCTGGCGACTGGACTGGTTGAGCAAGTGCGAGAAGAGTTCCAGCAGAACATGGCCAATCAAATCGGGCGGTGGATGACTGAAGAGCCCGGCATCACTGCCAGCGAGCTCGCACGGCGCATCAGGTTCTCAACCTATCTCGATGATGCTGAGGTCTTGGCACCAGGGCAGAAGCCCACCAGGGTCGCTCTGCAACCGCTCGAGCGTGGGCCTGCTATCGTGCGCAACGTTTGGGGGCGTGCATCGCTCATCGCACGGACCGAGATGGCGCAGGCTCAAAACGCTGGCGCGTTCGCAGCTCTTGAGGCTAGTGGTGAGGAGTACATCCAATGGACGTCATCGCTCACCGACGGTGGCCGTGGTCATCAAGAGATGAATGGTAAGATTGTCCGAATTGGAGACTACTTCACGCTACCCGATGGAACCAAGATGCTCAGACCTGGCGACCCTAATGCACCAATCAAGCATCTCGCAAACTGTCGATGTAGCGTCAGGGCACCAAGCAGGACGGCAATTCGCAGACTCAAACAACAAGGAAAGATCATATGAGTGACAACGAACACGAGAACCCCATAGACATCTTTGAGCTCTATGGTCAGACCGGTCTCAAATCAATGGGCGGTGAGATAACTGAAGAGTTTCTCAATGACCTCAAGAACCCCAAGGGTCGGCGGATGTTCCGCGAGATGGCCGAAAACGATGCCATCGTTGGCGCATTCTTGTACGCCATCAAGACGCTCGTGCGACAGGTCGATTGGACGGTTGAGCCAGGTGCTGACAATGACGAAGCGCGTGCGGTGGCTGAGTTCGTTGAGGGTGCGCTCTTTGAAGACCTCGATCGAACCTGGACCGATACCATCAGCGAGATCTTGAGCTTCTTGGTCTTTGGCTTCTCGGTGCATGAGATCACCTATAAGCTTCGCAAAGGACCTAAGCACGAGTCCAAGCTCTACCGCTCGAAGTTCGATGACAACCGCATCGGCTTCAGGGGCTTCCCAATACGCTCACAAGAGTCAATCGAGAAATGGGACCTTGACCAAGATGATGGTGCGGTGCGTGGTGTGATTCAAGTTGCGCCACCAAACTACAACCGGCGATACATCCCGGCAGATAAGTTTCTGCTCTTCAGAACCGAAGCGCACAAGAACAACCCCGAAGGTCGCTCGGTGCTTCGCAATGCCTACATCTCATATTACTACAAGAAGAAGATAGCCACCTACGAGGCCATTGGCGTGAGCCGTGACCTTGCGGGCTTGCCTTGCATGGAAGTCCCGCTTCAGATGCTCTCGAGCAATGCAAGCGCCGCAGAGAAGAGCGTGCTGGCATCAATGAAGGATATGATCCAACGCGTTGGCCGTGACGAGTACGAAGGTCTTGTGATCCCTTCCGAGACCTTAAGCGATGGCACACCATCAGGCTTTAGGCTTAAGCTCTTGAGCGCAGGCGGTCGGCGTCCAATCGATGTCAACGAAATCATCAAGCGCTATGAGTCGCGTATTCTAATCTCGGTGATGGCTGAGTTTCTAATCACTGGGCTTGATGGTCATGGCTCTTACTCGCTGGTAAGCAACAAGACCTCGCTCTTTGCTCAGTCACTTGGAACCTATCTCGACTCAATTGCGTCTCAATTCAACGCGCACGCAATACCGCAGCTTTTGGAACTCAATGGCATCCCATACGAGTATTGCCCAAGGCTCAAGTATCAAGACGTTGAGCTGCCAGAGCTTAGCGAGTTCGCAAGCGGCATCGCGTCTCTCGTTGGTGCTGGTGTGGTTACGCCAGACGATGCACTTGAAGATCATGCTCGAGAGTTCGCAGGCTTGCCACCGGTTGAGCGCGAGACTGCTCGAGTACAAGAGGCACCGGAGGGCGAAGGCATAGAAGACCTTGAAGGGCTTTACGGGCAAGGGGGAGACGATGGCAACGATTAAGATTGAGGCACCAGAGGGCTACCACTGGATGGACACCGCTGGCGGTCCTGCTCTGATGGTCGGTGACTACACGCCGCATGAGGGCGCTTCGGCTGAGTATGAGTTTGAGGTTGTCGAATCACACGATGAGCTTGAACTCATCGAGAAGCCAGGGCCAGGCAAGCACTCAGCAGCATGGGACGCTATCTATGAGGCTATCTTGGAGCGCACCGGCAACAAGCAGCTTGCAGCGGCAACCGCCACCGCTCGCGTTGGTAAGCAGAAAGACGACCCCAGCACGCCAGCAAAGCCCAGCGAGCGGCGCACGGGCTCAACTCGCAACCCCGAGGGCTCTGCCGGTGGGTCTCGCGGTGGTATCGAGCTCAGTGATGCCAACATCAAGGCACTCGAAAACCTACGCGATGAGCACAATGAGCGCTACACCGCTGAAGGCAAGCAAGCAGACCTTGGGCAGCTCAAAGCGGTGTTTCGTCGTGGTGCTGGTGCGTTCTCGGTGAGCCATCGCCCAAGCGTTGGCAGCCGTGACCAATGGGCTCTTGGGCGCGTCAAGGCGTTCTTGGAGCTACTAGGTACCGGCAAGCCTAAGAGCGCGAAGTATACCGGTGACAACGACCTGCTACCAGCAAGCCATCCACGCTCAAGCAAGACTGAGAAGCGCTTGCTCTTCGTCGTGAGCACGCCATCAGGGCTCGATGTTGCCCGAGGCAAGCACTTATGCGGCCCAAGCGGTGAACGCTTCTCTAAGAGCTATCTGGAGCCTGTAGGGCTTAAGCGTGAGCAGGTTGATGTCATTGACCTCGGTGAGCTTGGTGATCACCAAGACGATGAGCCGCTTGCAGTCATCGCGCTCGGTACCGCAGCCCGTGAAGTCTTGGGCAAGGCCGCAGACCTATCGCTGCCTCACCCGGCAGCCATCAGGAAGGCACAGCACGCCGAGGCTCTTGAGCGTCGCATCAAAGAGCTCGATGAGCTGATTGAGAAGGTTGAGACGAGCTTCTTGCCACCGAAGGGCGTACAAGAGGCAGCTCGTCGAGGTCTCGAGCTAAGACGTGAGCACCGCAGGGGCGGCACTGCCGTCGGTGTTGCTCGAGCTCGTGACCTTGCCAATGGTCGCAGGGTCTCCATCAGCACGATCAAGCGGATGGTCAACTATTTCATCCGCCATCAGAAAGACATGAGCGCACCGAAGAACCGAGACCGAAGCGCTCCAGGGTATCCGGGAGCTGGTCGCATCGCTTGGCTTCTTTGGGGCGGTGATTCTGGTCAGCAGTGGGCCAACACTATCAACGAGCGTTATGAGCGAGAGCGTGAGCGCGAGAAATCCAGCAAGCGCGTTGGCATATACAAGGCTGATGAGTCAAAGCGGATCGTCTATGGTGTAGTTTTAGACCCCTATATCATCGACGCACACGATGACTATCTGAGCCCAGCAGTCATCGAAGAGACCGCGCACGACTTCTTAAGCGAGTCGAGGGTGGTAGGTCTCGACCACAATGGAGCCGCTGATGGTGCCAAGGTCGTCGAGTCTTGGATTCAGCCCTATCCGTCACCGGAGGACTACAAGGCAGCCATCGAGGGCAAACCTCACAAAGCCTACGCTCAGAGCTTCGGTGATGACGTGGTGCGCTCTGGCTCTTGGGTGCTCGGTGTGAAGCTGACCCCTGAGCTCTGGAGTCGTGTGCAGTCGGGCGAGCTCAATGGCTTCTCAATCGGTGGCTATGGTCAGCGCGAAGAGATGGCAGAAGGTGAGATGCCCGAGGTTGAATTCATCGCGCAGGGTTGACCGGGCATCGCGCTCTGATACGATACGAAGAGCGGTCGAGCAGACCGCGCACCAGCCGAGTAGGCAATCAATCAACAACAAGTCGAGGTGAGACGATGGCAAAGAAGCGCCGCGTCACATCGCTCAAAGACGTTAGGACTCACGAAGTCTCACTCGTCGAGAGCGGTGCAAATCTAAAACGCCGGTTTCCACTGATGAAGTCGGCACGAGGTAACGAGATGAAGATGGAGCAAATCTTGGTCGAAGTGCTGAAGGCTGAAGGACAGTCGGAAGCAATCGCAAAGCTAGAGTAAGAGATGGAGAAAATGGAATTGCCAGAGGACGCCAAAGCGGCAATCTCGGCAGCCATGAAGCTCCTAGAGTCTTTCTCTGACATGATGCCGGTGAGTGACGCGCTGCAAGCGCTTCGCACTGCCAACGGTGAAAAGGTCGAGATCGAGGTTGAGAAGCCTTATCACGATAAGAAAGAAGAAGAAGCCGAGAAGGCTGAAGAAGACGAAGAGATGAAGAAGGAAGACGAAGAAGAGGAACTCAAGAAGTCCCTCGGTGAGCTTCCTGATGCGGCACGAGCAGCCGTCGAGGCTCTTTGGAAGTCAAACCGAGAGCTGGTCGAGAAGAGCCAGAAGCTCGAGAGTGAGCTAGGGCAAGAGCTAGCCAAGCGTGAGCGCGGTGAGTTCATTGCTAAGAGTGAGAAGTCACTTTGCAACGTGCCAGGTCACTCACTCGAAGAGGTCTGTGATCTCGTGCTTGAAGCTAAAGCACGCGATGCGGACTTTGGCGCTCGTATTGAGAAAGCTCTCACCGCTGCATCCAACGGGATGAAAGGCGGCGCGACATTGGTTGAGGCTGGCAGCAATGCACCAGTTGAAGCACCAGGTGACGCTTGGGAGCGCATCCAGCAACTCGCAAATGAGGAAGTCAAAAAGTCAGGCGGCTCTATGGCTTCAGCAATTGCGAAAACAATTCAAACAAACCCAGCGCTCTACGCCGAGTACTCGGCAAAGCGTAACTCATAAGGAGAAAAAGCGATGGCTTACGAATTACCAGGACAGGTCGCAACGTTCACCGCAGCGGCAGACCTAAGTGCTAAGCAGTACTACTTTGTTAAAATTACCGCTGACAATACCGTCAACGTTTGTGCAGCAGTAACAGATATTCCAATCGGTGTTTTGCAAAATGCACCAGCTTCAGGCGAAGCCGCGAGCGTTATGCTCTACGGCATCAGCAAGGTCTCAGCCAATGAGGCGATTGCGGTAGGTAGCAACATCGGCACCGGCGACGATGGCCAAGCTGACGTTGTTGCGGCTGGTACTGACACCACAGTCCGTATTTGTGGACAAGCACTAGAGGCAGCAGGCGCAGCAAGTCAAGTTATCTCTTGCGCTATCAACTGCATCAACGGTGCGCGTGCAGCTTAATCACTGATTTTCAAAAGGAGAAAAAACGATGCCTTTACTCACTTCACAGGTTCACGTTGATGAAGCGTTGAGCAACATCTCGGTTGCTTATGCACAAGAGCAAAACCGCTTCATCGCTGACAAAATCTTTCCATCAGTTCCAACCCCTAAGCTCACTGACAAGTATTTTGTCTTTGATCGCGGTAACTACCTCCGCTCAATCGCAGACCTGCGTGCGACCGGTTCTGAGACCGTTGGTGCTAACTACACTCTCTCAACTGACACTTTTAGTTGCGACCAGTACGGCGTCCATATGGATCTCGACGACTACGTTGTTGGCAATGCTGATGCAGCGCTCAACATCGAAGTATCAACAACTCGGTACATCACCGAGCAACTACTTCTCAAGCGTGAGCAAGTCTTTGCTGGTGCAGCGTTCACTACTGGCGTTTGGACTGGTTCTACCAGTGGCAGCGACATCACCCCAAGCACACTTTGGGATGCTAGCAGCTCCACTCCAATCAGCGATGTACTAGATGAGATCAACTCAGTTGAGAGCAAGACAGGCCGACGGCCTAACGTTCTCGTTTTGGGCAAGGACTCCTACAAGGCGCTCTTGACCAATGCTGATATCCTTGATCGCGTCAAGTACTTCGACAGCACTGTAGTCACTCAAGACATTCTTGCACGAGTGTTCGAGGTTGACCGTGTACATGTACCGGCTGCAATCTCTAACACCGCAGCCCAAGGCGCAACTGACTCGCTCAGCTTCGTCTTCGGTAGCAACGATGCGGCTCTGTACTACGTTCCTGAGACCGCTGGCCTCATGGAGCCAAGTGCGGGCTACATGTTCAACTTCACCGGTGTTGAGGGTGGCAATGCTTCAGGGCTTCGCGTTCTCAATTACCGCATCGATCACAAGCACTCGCAGCGCATTGAAGCACTGACCGCTTTCGACTTCAAAGTTGTAAGCAGCCAGCTCGGTGTCTTCTTCAGCAACTGCGTTAGCTAAGTGATATTCTCAGCCAAAAGGTTGAGGCTTGATGGCGGGGAGGTCCCGGCGTGGACCCCCCTTCCACAAGCGCACGAGTGGCCCGCGTTTCAACGCATGTTGATGCGCGGTGACCTCGTTGATGTTCCTGATGAGCTCTTGTCGCAGAGCATTAAGCGACGAGCTAAAGCGAAGGGTGGCAAGCGGTGAGTTTTTCGTTTGATGAGAATCTGAGCACCGACCTCGACAAAGTACGGCTTCGCATCGGTGACACCGACAGCGAAGAGGTCTTGCTTTCTAATGAGACAATTACTGCCCTTCTAACAATCCGAAACGATGTCGTGCTAACCTCCATCGATTGCATCGAAGCAATCCTTGGCAAGTTCGCACGCGAGATCGACCGGCAAGCTCTAGGGCTTGGTGGTCCACGATCCCAAAAGACGACCCACTACCAGGCACTCTTGAAGGAGCTACGTGCAGAGGCGGCGCGAGGCTCTACAGGCGTGTTCTTCGGTGGTGGGTCTATCGCTGGCAAAGAGTCAATCCGCAACAACTCAGACGCACCACTGGCACCATTTAGGCTCGACCAGTTCAAGAACAACGAGGACTGAGATGGCGGCTGAGTTTGAGGCAAAGATGGACACGAGCGGCATTGAGGCTTTTGCTCGTGATTTCGTCAAGAAGTATCGCGCAGGCTTAACCGATGCGCTCATTAAGTCAGCCAATCAGATGGTTGGTGCGCTTCAGGTCAGCACTCAAACGACTCTTGAAGTCATTGCCGTCGGCTTTGAGACGAATGACGAGTGAGCGCGTGAGGCCCGCACGCCTGGAACTCAGGTATGGGCCGAGACACGCGGCGACGACCTGGGCGAAAGCCCTGACTACTAACTTCACATCACAGCCTGCCCGCCCATGCGAAAGCGTGAGGCGGGCTTTGCGGTATCGAAAGACGAAAGGGAACCATACCCATGAGGACCATGATTGCACTTGCCGTAGTTATGTTCGCAACGCCAGCGGCGGCTATTGATTTCAGAACCGGATCAGACAGTCCGAAGATTTACGCGCCGGACGGCACGTACCTCGGGAATCTCAACTCAAACCGCTTTGATCCTGACTCGATTTCAAATCCGTATGGCCGCTACGGGAGCAAGTACAGCCCCGACAGCGTGAACAATCGATACGGAACCTACGGAAACCCATACTCGCCTCAGTATTCAAACCCGTATGGAGCCGATGAATGATCCGTTGCGTCCATGACGCAGCCTTCAGCCGGTTGCTTTCGTGACCGGCTGGGGCCTGCACCAAGGGGCAGGAGACTAGGAGTCACCATAGGTAAGCACAAAGACTCCCCGGGACGTGCAAGCCGGGCAGCGGCTCTCTATAGCCGCCACCACAAAACCCCGGCCTACGTCCTCAAGCACGCCGATGGAAGCCATACCTGGACAGCGCCGTTCAATATCACGAGCGGCGCTGTTCCTTTGCCTCCAGGCGCAGAGATCGTCGCAACGTTCCTAGATGGGGAGCGTCGTGATTAACGCCGTCTTTTCCCCGGCATTCTTCGGGGCGGCGCACCACCCAGGCAGACCAACTGCCCAAAAAGACCGAAGCCCAAAACCGTGATCGCGGTTCTGGGCCTGGGTATGACTGACATGAAAGGAAAGTGAGAGCACATGCTTAATAGCACCAGTGAGAGGGTGCTGGCAATAGCTGCCGGTGGCACGTTTGCCATCGGCGGACTCATCACCATCCTCGGCTTTGAGGTT